GAGTTCGACCTCCAGCTCGAAGAGAACAAGGCCGACGTCAAGCCCGACACGTCGAACCCGTACTCCTCGGAGAACTTCCAGCCGGAGCGGAGGAAGAAGTGGTAGAGCGCAACTGCAAGAACCCGCCGCACTTCCCTCCGCACTGCGGATGCCCGGCAGGATGACCATCACCCTGGGTGACTTGATCGCCCTCATCGTGATCTTCATCGTTCTGGTTGCGGCGGCCAAGAGCCCGTGAAGACAGACCGGCCAGAGTGGGACGAGACCTTCGGCGAGATAGCGAAGATCTGGGCCGAACGTGCAACGTGCTCCCGCCGCAAGGTGGGGGCCGTTCTCGTCAAGGACAAGCACATCATCGGACAGGGGTACAATGGAGTCGCCTCAGGAAAAGTGCATTGTGTGGACGGAGGGTGTCCCCGTGGAAGCATGTCAGTGCAGCTGGTGCCTCCCGGAGCTGACTACAACCAGTTCCCATGCCACGCCCTACACGCCGAGCACAATGCCATCCTTGATGCAGGGCTCGGGCGCTGTGCGGGGGCAGTTCTCTATGTCACCGAGGTTCCTTGCCTCCAGTGCACGAACCTCATCGAGCACGCAAAGATCGGAAGAGTCGTTGTCGTACATCGAGAAGGCGATGGTCGAACTTGAGGCCACCCTCCAGTCCAAGAACGAGGACTACCGCATCGACAGCGAGTTCTCGAACTTCGAGTTCGCCGCTGACGTCGCAGGGCTCCTGCCCGAAGACGTCCTTACGATCCAGGTCGGCATCAAGCTGGGCCGACTGAAGGGTCTTCAGGAAGACCCGAACAACGAATCCCGTCTCGACACACTGAAGGATCTGGCTGGCTATGCGATCATCTTTTACGCACATGCTCTCGCTGCTGCGGACGAAGCTTCTGAAGGCTAGCGAGGAAGACATGCGCAACCCCAACTGGTGCTGGACGCACGGCATGATGTACCCCGCCTGCGCAGGAATGCACTGATGAGCGCCCGCGACATCATCGACCCATCCGAGGAGAAGAAGTGAGCAAGGACGCCGACAAGGCCATCATCCCCCCGTTCATCATCGAGTTCGACACCGGGGCCAGCCTGACCCTGACGCCCGAGTTCGACGGAGCGTTCCTCCCGATGTTCAAGGACGTGCCCGAGGGGACCACCGAGGAGCAGGCTCGCTTCTCGTACGCGCACAACCTGTTCCAGGCTATCGGTCTGGTGGTGCAGCTTCCAGAAGTGGAGGATGAGTGAATCTTCGCAGGTCGAGGCGCGCCCTTGCCCCTGACGCCGCTACTGTGGTAACGGCCCTGAGGTGAGAAGGGTTCAAGTGAGCAGGCGCCCCGACGGGCGCCTCTCCCTGAGGATCGAGGCGCACCATGGAGGAGAAGTTCGTCGCGTACAAAGCGGCACTAAGGGCGGAGACAGAAGCCCACACTCGGCTGGCTAAGGCTCAGGAGCATGGCTCCGGAGAGGAGGTTGTCGAGGCTGTCATCGAGGCCAAGGAGGCTAGCATCAAGGCCGACATCCTGTACCACGAATGGCAGGTCAGCGAGGACTACCGGTCCTGAACGCAAAAAAGAAGGGCCCCCGAAGGGGCCCTTCTGTGCTTTAGCTATCCTGCCCATCCGATCGGGTGTGGAGGTTCAATTTCCGCAGAAGGGTCTCCATCTCCGGCACCTGCATCAGGCGTGTCACCCCTGCCGAAACCGTCAGCACGATCGCACCCACTCCCACTGTCGCAGACAGGCCAAGTGCAGGTACTAGGATCGGTGCCGCAGACGTAAGGGCGACCAGCACCTGGACCAAGGTCCGAACTGTCTTGACCCACTTGTTCATTGCTCATCATCTTCCATTCTACTGAAGCGCGGTGTACACCTTGCCGGTGATGCTCGCGCTACTACTGTTGTTTGCGCGCATCCACGCTACCGGCGTATCGATGAGGGAGTAAGTCTTCGGGTCCGTCTGGGACGACGACACGAGAAGGAGCTTCTGATTGAGATCCAGGACGTTAGTCCCGTCCACACTCACCTGCACGCCGAGCCCCTGCCCGCCAACTACCTGCACAGTATAGGCTCGGGATGAGGCGACCGCTACCCACGATCCCGGGGTGTTGGCCGCCAGGGTTCCGTCGAATACGGTAGTCGCTGCCATTTGATCTCCTTCGCTAGACCGTGTACCGGTTACGCAAGCGCTCGATCTGTACGGCCGTCTCCTCGTTGAGGTAGCCGGTCACGTTCAGGTTGAACAGCTGCTGCAAGCCACGGATGGACGAGATCGTATCCTCGTCCATCTCTCCGCTGATGGTCGGCACGTTCAGCACTCGCTGGACGTGAGACACCGCATCGTGCTCGAAGGCCGTGCTCGGCCTGATGATGTTCCTCTTGAACCATCCGGGCTTCGGGTCCTGCTGATCGTGTTCGGTCATTCGACACCTACCTTGTCGGCAATCTTGTCGATCACCAGCTTAGCGCTCTTGACGTCGAGGTGCACAGCGTTGACCTCGGCGCGCTGCGTAACAAGATTCTCCAGGACCGAGATGCGCGACCGAAGGTCCCTGATCTGGAGGTCGCCACCCTCCTTGTACTCCTTGAGCAGCTCAACCTGAGCTTGTAGCATGTCGACCGTCTCGGCTGCGGTCTGTGCGGCGTCTCGATTGGAGGTCCGCTTTCCAGCGGACCATCCCCCTGCGGCAGTAGTGACCGCAACGACCGCAGAGATTATGTAATCCCCGCTGATCATGTCCCTCCCTATGTGGACTCAGCCACGGTGCGGAGCACTACCGTCAGGTAGCCTCCTAGAGTCGAAGCACTCGGGCCCGGTGGCCCGAGCTGCGTGTACTTCCAGTCATCGATGATGACCAAGGTCGAGATGTTCTCGACCAGCTCTTGGAACACGACGACGTCACCAGCCCGAGCGACCGCCTTAAAGTCCTCGAACCTGTCGCGAGCGTAGCTGTCGGTGCCTACGCGCTGACCGCCCTTGTCCATCTCCTCATCGAACAGGAGGAACGTCTGGCTGATCAGCCTCTGTCTCGTGACGCCCGGCAGCGCCTTGACCTGCCAGCCGTTGAGGATGCCGCCCTTGGTGGTGTCCGTCCCCCGGGCGAGGGTGAACTTCAGGGCTATCCAGTTCTGCCTTCCGCCCGGCTGGGGTGTGGCTACGTCCCCGGTAGCCGGGCTCATGCCCGGCCCGTACGTAACGTACGGAATCTCCGAACCGTCTTGGCTCAGGATCGAGAAGGACACGTTGCCGTCGAGTACCGACGGGGTGCGGAGCGAGACGAACTTGTACAGCTTCGGCTCTTCGGTGTTGAACCTGATGCGGCCGGTCTTGAGGTAGCCCTGAGCGATCAAGGTGCTGGCCGAGGTGACCATCACCCCGTACTGCTTAAGGGCGAACGTAGGTCGGTCGGTGGCTCCGAGCATCGTGACGCTCAGCGTCGCGCCCGTGCCTATCTGGCTATAGATGTCGCGGCTGTACGCGTATCTAAGGGCCTGCGTGGACTGCTGCTGCAACGCGGCACTCAGGTCCACCTTGAAGAGCCCAGAGGTGCCGTCATGGGCCGTGGTGGACCCTACGTACATGAACCTGTCGAAGCCGGTGATGCCCTGACAGCCGCCTACAGGCTGGAAGAGGAGTGGCCCGTAGGCCACGTCTCCGTTGGAGTCGAAGTCTCCGACCCGGAACCCCTTGTTGGTAGCGATGCCCATGAACGAACCGACGTACGAGAAGATGGTGCTGACCTTCTCGCCGGTAGGGAGGGTGGCCGTGACGATCGGGAGCACCAGCTCGGTGCCGGTCTGGGAGAAGTCGATGACGAACTTGAAGATCGCCGACTGAGTGGAGCTGCTGCCCGACGCGTAGACAGCGGTAGGGCCCTCGGTGACCGAGGTCCACTTCCAGCTCGGATCGGTGTGGGTGTAGCTGAAGGTGTTGTTGCCCGCCACATCGACAGCTATCGTTCCGCCGGTGTTGATCGGAGCGAAGTACAGCTTGTTGTCGACGCCCACAGCCACGCGGTTCTTGACGAACCCGATGGCACCCCCCGTAGGGGTGCCCGTGAACGAGAACATCTTCGCCGGTGCGGCGCTGTCTACGCCCGACCAGACCCCGTCGGTCATCAGGATCAGACTGCGGTTGCCCGCGCCCGCCAGGTCGAGGACCGACCCGGTCGAGGCGAACGCGATGCCCGTGTTGTTGCTGTCGCTGTACGATCGCAGGTTGCCGCCATCGACAGACCATGCGGAGTCAACGCCGGTAGAGCTGACGAACCCCTGGACCCTGCTGTTCGCCCCCGAGAGGGCGAACTTGAGGTCGACGTCCCGAATCAGCCCAAGCTGACCGGCGGTGAACGGATCGACTCCGAGAGAGTCGGCGTACCTCAGGTCGTACGCGTTGGCGTTCGGATTCTGGGGATCGGGGTCCTGGTACAGGACGCCCGCGCCGCTGGTGAAACTGTTCTGCGAGCGTAGCCACCACCCGTACAGAGACTGCTCGCCGGGCTCGGCGAACGAATCGAACTGCTGCTTCCTGATCTCGGCCATGCCCTCGGTGTACGGCCACTGGTCCCGCGTAGCCGACAGGAACGGAATACCGTCGATAGCGTAGTCGAACTGGTAGTTCGCGAGGTTGTAAGATCCACCGCCCTGCGATCCGAAGTTAGACAGCTCGTACGGTATCCGGTTGACGATGTCGGCCATCGAAACTCCTTAGAGGTTGGTCATCTGGCAATCGATAGACATGCGCTCTCCTTAGAGGATCCACTGAATGGTGCCCCGGATGATGCTTCCGCTGGTGATGGTCGCAGGGCTGGACGTCCATGTAACCAGGTACACGTCGCCACCAGCCTCATAGCGGAACATGCCCTCACCGATGGCCGTAGTACACGCCCCGTAGATTGTCCTCGGCGGCCGTGAACCGACAGGTAGGGTCGTCACCAAGAGGTCTGGGGTGACGTTACCGTTCGTGTCGGCCGGAGTGAAGGTAGCTCCGGACCGCGTCATCTCCAGAATGACGCTGCACACTGCGGCGCTAGTCTTGAATTGAAAGAAGTTGGTGGTGAAGTTAGTGGCATCCGAGGTGCCGGTGATGACCGTACTCGTCGCGAAGCCCGCAGACACGAAGCCTGAGGTGCTCAGGTTGCCGACCTCGTTGATCGAGGCGACGACCGTGTTAGCCGGACCTACCCACTGTTCGAGATTGCCGGTGTAGCCAGCGTTCGATCCACCGACCTGGAGGACGGCACCCGACAGGGTGCCCGGCTGCGCGACGAGCGCGCCCCTGTTGGCGATGAAGTTACCGCTCGACCCGACCGAGACCAGGTTGTTGAGCCCGCTGTCCATGATGCGGAAGTAAGCCGAGGCGTGAGACGCAGGGCCGGTAATGTCGAACGTAGAGAACGCGGTGCTCGTGCCCATGATATCCACGTGCCCGTCGTTCCAGACGGTGAAGCGCTCGGTACCGCCGCCCGGGGCGGCGAGCCTGATGGCCCTCTTGGACGTCGAAGTGTCCGGGGCGACGATATCCATAGCGACGAACCCGGTCGCAGCGGTAGGTGCGACCGTGACGGTCCCGCCAGCGAGGACGACGAACCTGTCGGTCGTCTGGTCGGACTCGGTCATCCTGATGCGGTACGTAGAGTCGACGTCCGCAGCGTTCTTGACCAGAGCGAGGTTGCCGTTGGCCCGGACGAAGACCATGGTGTTCAGCGCCGACTCGTTGTCCTTGATCTCGAACCGAGAGGCGTTGGGGTTGGTCGAATCGCCGATGATCTGCGTAATACCCGAGGCGCCGGTGTTGAACATCGTGATGTTCTGAAGGCTGCCCACTGCCCGTGTAAGCGTCTTGTTCGTCAGGGTCTGGCTCTGGGTGGTACCGACTACTGCGGCGCCCCCGGAGAGGCCGTGGACGTTCGTAGAGGCAGCCTCGTGGGTCCTGCTGTCAGTGAAGTCCCGGGCGGAAGATACGTGGCGCACGAAGGCGCCAGCCGAGTGGGCCGATCCCGAGGTGCCGTCGATGGCCCTGGTGACCGTGAGCGTCAGAGACGCTACGGCCGTAACCTCGACCAGCTCTTCGTTGGAAGAGCCGTAGTCAAGGGCCAGAGTGAACGGCAGCGAGCCGGGGAAGCCAGCGGTCGAGGCTACCGCGATCGACGTACCCGAAGACGTGACGCCACCGGTAAGCGTGGTCTGCTGAGCAACAGACGAGTAGAACCTAGAGTTAGCCATTGATCATCCATTCCACGTGGTAGTATTGGCGGCATGAACATCAAACCAATGAACATGCAATGGCTCAAGAGCCGAAGCGAAGTCGACGAGAACGGATGTTGGATCTGGCAAGGCTTCCTCCATAGGTCTGGATATGGAGAGACCCGCAGGAACCAGAGGAGAGTACTGGCCCATCGGCAGGCGTTCTTCATAGCCAACGGTTACATGCCTAACGTGTGTCGCCACAGGTGCGATGTCCGAGCTTGCGTCAATCCCGACCACCTCGAAGACGGCACGCATGCCGACAACGTCAGGGATCGCGACCAACGTGGTCGTGGTCGATGGGTCGCCAACGAGGACCACGGGCAAGCCAAATTCAGCAATGAGCTGATTGCAAGGGTGCGAGAGATGCGAGAATCTGGCATGACACAACAAGCCATCGCCGACGAGACTGGTGTCAGCCAGACTCACGTATCCATGGTCACGAGGGGGCTCAGTCGCAGGTGATGAATTGTCAGGAATTCCACGTCTGATAGTTCTCGAACAGTCGGAACAGTCGGTCCCGCTCTTCTTGCAGGCGTCGCTGGTAGAGCGACATGTAGTACTGAGCAGCCTGAGAGCCCGCACCGGCGGGCACCAGGGGCGCCCGTTCTGTGGCTTCGATCGCCTTCTGCTGAAGGCGTGCAGCCTCGTAGGCCGGGAGCATGCGCCAACATGCGCCGTACGTGATCAGGTCCAGATAGCGCTCGGGGTAGCCGGTGACCGTCTCGAAGTTGTCGGACCCGTTGACGAGCGGCGTAGGCTTCTTGATGTACGAGACCCTGATGTTCCTGCCGGGCACGACGAAGTCGCGCATGATCTGGAGAGACTTGCCGGTAGGCGTAGGCGAAGGCTTGACCTGACCGGCCGTGGTGGACGCGATCGGGTTGAACCTCCACGAAGTCATGGGGAACCATACGGCCGAAGGGCCGATGGTGTTGGCAGTCACCTTGTACACGTCTTCGACCTCGACGGGCAGCGGGTACTCGTAGCGTGCGGCCACCTTGGGGAACTCGAACTCGCCGAACACCCACAGGTCGGGGAACGTGGCGTTGATCGTGTCGTTGATCGCTTCCTTGACGCGCAGGTTAGGGAACATCGGATCGTCGGTGACCATCGTCCCGCTGACGTGAGCAGCAGCGGTAGAGCCCTCGGCTCCACGGCCTGGAGGGATGACGGTCACCAGGCCACTAGCCCTGTCGTACTTCTTGATGAGCAGCAACTCGCTGTCGATCTCGATCATGCCCCGAGACAGGTTGGTAACCGTGTCGGGGTCGACGGTGAACGTCAGGTCGGAGCTGCTCATGTCGGCCGTCAGATACGAGATCGACGCCTGGTCTTTCGTGTAGCCAAGCAGCTGCTGCCTGACTCGTGATACAAGCTGGTCGAAGCTCGTAGCCATGATTCTCCTTAGCCGAAGATGAAGCCGTTGAGGGTGGCCGAACTGGTGCCGTTAGCCCCTGCGGTGAAGTCGATCGTGATGTCATTGCCCGGAGGGGCTTTGACGATGACACCGACGGTAACCGCCTCACTGGTAGTCGTGAGCGCCAGACCGGCCAGGTTCACCCTGCCCACCACCGTGCCATCGGCGGGGGCCGCGTTGGTTCCATTGACCGTAACGACCGGATTGGACGCACCGGCCACGGCTACCGTGGCAGAGATGCAAAGGTCGCCGTTGTAAGACCGTCCCGCAGGGACGGTGACCAGGGTGCCACTGGTCGTGCGCGTAGCGCACTGGATCTCTGATTGATCGGGTCCACCTGAGAACATTTTACGTCTCACTCCAGACTATCGAGAGGTTCCAGCGCTGGTCGGTATCGCCGTTGAGCGTGCGGAAAACAACACCCTCACCGGGGGCGAGGATGAACGGCGGAGCCACGGCGGGCACGGTCACGATGTGCGGAGGCACGGTGACCTGGTTGCCTACGGCCGGAGGGATATTCGCAAGCTGGGCTCCGACCGTGCAAGTCGGGTTACCGGTCCGGATCTCGGCAGTGGGATCGGCCATCGTGGTCTGGAACTTGCCGCTAGTAGAAGCGGCCTGAAGCGTACCGGCCGAAGCTGCGGTAACCCTGAAGATATTCATGGGCTCGGTGTTGGTAGCCGCTGCCACGATCTCGGAGCTGACGTACGCGGCACCGAAGAACAGCGACTTGCCCGACCCGACGGGGTTGAACAGGCTGATGTAGTTGTTCGGCACGGCGGTCACGCCGGTGACGTTGCCGATCGAGAACACGTACGTTCCCTTAACGGCCGGATTGGGCGCCATGGTCACGAAGATCGGCGATAGGGTGGTGTCATCGAGGGCGACCAGGCCCTCGATCCTGACTGTGTTCTCTGCCATGGGTACTCCTTATGTGGCGTCTGCCTCCTTGATGGCGGCATCAACTTTGTGACGGCTCGTGCCGGTAGGGCTAAGGCCCTGCCGTACAGCAGACTCGTAGTGGTTCAGGTCTGAATCGAGGGCACGCTGACGCGTGCCGTACTGCTCGTTGACCGCAGGCGAGACCTGGAGGCCCTTGGCCCTGACGCACGCGCCCCACGAGGCGTGGTCCTGCGTGGGGCACACAGAGGTGCACGCCGAGGAGCGAAGCTCCAGGCTTTCGCTAGGGCCTTCGGCCCGACGCTTGCTCATCGTTCGCCTACCAGTCCGATCGCTTCGATCTTGACCCACGGAACGAGGACGACCTCGGCCTGCGGAGAGGTGTGGACGTCCCAGCGGAACTTGACGAACGTCTCGTCCCAGTCAAGGACTTCGAGGTTGGTCAGCGTGCGCCCACCCTTCTCCAGATTGACGAGAGCACCCTTCTTGAGGAGGCCCGAGGGGGCCTCCGTCTTCTTCGCGATCGGTGGCATCAGTTCAAGTACCCTTCGGTGACCCGGAAGATCTCCGGTCGGAACGTGTTGTGCGAAGCGGTAGCCGCAGCCTTGCGGACCGCACTGGCCTGATTGCTGGCCGCATCGGCGGCCTGCGAGGTGAGTGCTTCCAGCGGCCTGCGACTGATCGGAGGCTTGGCGGAAGGAAGGCGGGGCGTCTCGCCCTGCCGCCTGATCTTGCCAGCCTTGGCCGTGGTCATCTGCGCCCACGAGGGCAGGTCAGTCTGCATACCTGGGAACCTCCACGTCAGCGTAGATGCCCTGAGCGTGGCCGTCGTGGGACGAGCCGAGTTCGGCCTGCTTGAACACGGACATCGCCTCGAAGAGGCCCCGCTCCAGGATGCCCTTCTCGTTGTGCTCCAGGTTCGTGGTCTTACCGCCCGGACCGGCGATGTCCATACGGTTACCGCGCCACTCAGGGTCGGTGTACCGGATCTCGACGTGCTCATCGGCCGGGGTCGTCTCGGGGTTCCTGTAGACGTCGGTCACGTCACTTCCCCTTTCTGGCCGCAGCCTTGCGGCCCTTGGCTGCTAGTGCGCCCATCTTCTTGGCGCCGTACTTCTTACGTCCTGCGGCAGCTGCGATGGCAGCTCCCTTCTTACCTCCGCCTGCGGCCTTGGCGACCGCAGCAAAGCGACCGCCTTGCCCGAGGGGGGCCTTCTTGTTCGGCTTTGCTGTCATTACTCGACCACCTTGGCTATCGCGAGTGCGGGGACGACTGCGTAACTCACGCCATAGATGTCTCCATCGGCCCACGTCTCGGCCAGGTCGATAGCTTCAGCGTAAGAGCCCTTAACCCCGGCGAATGACGCTCCGTTCGACGGGTCGTGAGCGAAGATGATGAAGGTGTCCTTGAATTCCGTTGCCACACTTACTCCTTAACTGAGCCCTGCCCAGATGGCGCTCCCGTTCAGGGTGCGCCCCGACATGGTTACTGACGCCGGAAGCGATGTGCCCCCAGTGGCCGTAGTCCACCTGGCGGTGGTCATCGGCAGGTTGACGTTGATCGTGACAGCCGAAGCCGCGGCGCCCACGCTCCGGAGGAACGAAGGTGCCGTGGTGCCGTTGCTGAGAAGACCCACGTAGTAGGTTCCCGCAGCCGCAGAGACTGGTGCGGTGAGGGCCATGACCTTATGTCCGGTAGACACCCAGGAGGCGGACTGGTCGGCCGTCTGAGCGAGTAGCGTGCCGCTCGCGTCATAGAGTCCGGCGAGGTTCTGTCCGGCCGTTAGCGTGGCGCCTATGACCTGCACGCCGCCCACAACGTTATTGATCGTAGCGGCTGCATGTAGATCTATTCGAATCATATGCAGCGCAGCGAGGGTTAGGGCCGAAGAGCCCGAGCCCATGGCGGGATCGTAGTTCCAGCCGAGATACCCACCAGAGGTGTACGTGAAGTTGCCGTTGTTCTCCAGGGTCGTAACCCTGCCGTTCGTTGTGACGATCGCAGCTGCATTAACGTCGATACGTGCGTTCTGATCCACGAATGCGGCATTGACCGGGACGTCCCAGTCGGGCGTTCCTTGCGTGATCGGCGTGTAGGTCACAGCCCAAACCCTCCCTCTCCGAAGCCTCCGTCACCGAAGCCTTGTCCGGGGGAGGGTGTGAAGTTACTAGCGTCGGCTGCGCCCGATGCGATGATGTCCGCACGAACGGTGTCGTCGACCTCCCACTCGTATCCACCACGGAAGTAGTGGAGACCCTCACTCGGAGCAGGCCAGAAAGTGGTGTCCTGAGAGTTAGGGTTCTGCGGGCGGTTGACGGCACCGATCTCTTGCGTGTAAGCGTCGTGCCGGACCTGCTCGTAGACGTGAGGTGAAACCTCCACGACCGACACGGCCCGGTCCATGCGGTACCGCTCCATGAGCGGGTTCCACGCGAAGGGAGCCTCGGCGACCGTCGGCGTGGTGAACAAGTACGTAGCCACAAAGGCTCCCTTCCGGATCAGACAGACGTGCCGAGCGAGAACCAGTTGGTTCCGTCGGAGTAGATCTCGGCAGAGCCGACTGCACCGGCAGAGCCGACGGCCAGCGTGGTAGCACCGTTGATGGTGTTCGCGCCAGAACGGGCCAGGGTCACGGTGTTGGTAGCCGTAGCGTCGCGCCGGATGATGAAGTTGCGCCCCGGCTGAAGGAGCGTGGCGTCCGGCACCGTGATG